AATTCCACTGTGTAGATTTTGTTACGAACCTCTGGATTTGAGTCGTTGGCAAATATCACTCGGGTGCCTGTGATAAAATTGTATCCGTCTACGCCATACCCGGTGCTTCCGTTGATGGTGCTCAGTGCATCGGTGGCAACAAAATCAATGATATCAACTGGTTGTTTTCCTGCTGTGCCAAAGTCCAGCAATCTAGTGCCGGCTCTGAATTCCAATATGGGTCTACGCCCACGAGCAAGATTGTCTACCACAGGCACTGTGTTGTTGTATTTGGCCGATTGCTCGATAACGCTGACATGGAACCAGCGATTGCTACGACTCCAGGCATTGAAGTCTGGACTGGCTCGATTCATTGTGATATAGTCAGGTATCAAGGGCTGATTAAGACTGGCGTCATAATTTCCCACATCGTAGGGAGTTGAATCATAAGGCACTGAAGCACTTTGTGTATAGGTTTCAGGGGTTATAAAACTCGAAACCGGCAATAGTTGTATGGCTGTGCCCACACCTTCTACATAGTAACTGTTGTTTTGATAACTTGTTGGTGTCACTTCTCCCAAGAACTGCACTTTGAGTCCATTGGTAAAGACTACACCATTGGGACTAGTATAGTATTTTTGTCCTATAATGTCGGCAATATCCAAGGTGCTGGCTTGATCAGCATCGATGATCTTGATACGACCAAAAATTTCTGGATCTGTTCCGTCTTGATAGAACAGCAGATTTCTAGTGGCAGTCAATAACGGTATCTGATCAAATGCACCATCGGCGTCCTTGTACCAACCAGTATTGCTCCATTGAGAACCAAATTGTATGACAAACTTGTAGAGATCAGGAATCTCATACACACTGGTAAGTTGCATGTATTGTCCGCCGCCCACGGCAGTCACATACTGTATCTGCCACACACTACGCTGTATAGCCACATCAACTATGGGTGTGGTTTGATCAAATGATATGCTATCGTAACTGCCAGGTAACCCATTGTCGGTAGCAAGCTCGGGCAATGGATCATACTGGCTGTTGATCAACCATCCACCAGTTTCAGGATCGGTTTCAGGTTCCGTGAACACTATGGTACGACCATTGAGGTTTGTTATGCCATCTATTCCCTGGGGATATTGCGCCAGGAATTGGTCAACAAAAATATTGTTGAGTTGATTAAATTTTACATCAGTGGCCAACAGATCCACAGCACCACCATTAAAGGCTATGGGAGTCAATGCATAGTAAAAATCTTGTGCCGTGCTCAACGGCACATCAAAGGTTATGGTTCCAAGATCTTCGCCATTGTTGGTCACACCGTTGACTTCACTGAGTCGGCTGCTGATATTGGGTGTGCTGGGTATGCGTCCATTGACTCCAGGATCAGTCTGTATCCAAAAACCCGGACCTGTGCCAGGAGTGGCATCCACAATGTTGATCACTCCTTGCATGTTTGGTTGTGTGGAGTTGTTGTAATACAGTGTATCTGGCGCATTCTGTGGAACCACAAATGTTATTGTGCCAGTGCTGGCTCCATTGTTGGTTACTCCTTGGGTGAACAGATTGTTGATACCCAAAGTCTGTTGTGTTTTGATATAGAATCCCAGCGGAGCTGTGGGCACAATCTCAAAAATATAGGTGTTGCCACGCACCAAGGTCAAGGTAGGATTTGTGACATAGTCAATCACCCAGGCACTGGTGCCTTGATTGCTCACACGGAAATTCACTGTTTCCTTGGCGTTCTGCGCTACTTCAAAGGTATAACTTCCACTACGAACTAGAGTCAATGAAGGATTGTTGCCAGCCACTCCAGAAAATGTGTACACTCCATTTTCTCTAGTGACCACAAAATTGTCAGTCAGTGGCACTGAACCACTGAACACATCCACAACTTCAGGACCGGCCGGCAACCAGTAATACTGGCTGTAGTTGATAAACTTGTCAAAGTCTACAAAGGGATCCCAGGCATAGTATTCGCTGGTGTAAAGACGATCGTCCTGATTGGTTATGGCTCCTTGTAGATTCAATGCATCTGTGATGCCAGGATAGGTTATGGCGTCCTGTATTTTATTGGGCTGAGCCGGATCCCTTACAATCACTCCTGGTTCAAGTTGATAGTTTGCACGGGTGTCTGTTTGTTCGGCCACATATTTGTCATTGGGATTGACTCCAGGTCCTATTCTCCTGCCCACATAACCTTGGATGCGCTTGAATTTGGGTTCTTGGACCAGCTGATCCAGCGTGGCCGACAAGACCTGGCGATTGGTGCTGGTTTGGAAAATCTCTGGTAAGAAGTCTACTGATCTGGTGCGAGCCATTAAATCACTCCACTGCCCGGAGCAGTTCTGATATTGGTACTGGTCAAGGCCTCGATCACTTCAACATTGGCCACTGTGGCCGCATTGACAAAGATCTGATTTGGTGCGCAACGTATTTCATAGAGATCGCCAAAATATTTTTCTGGATTTAGCGGAACCAATACCACACTGCTGATAATGCCGGCCATGTTGTCATGCAAGTAGGCCGACAGTTCTGAAAAATAAAAAGTGTCTCCAAAATCCCAAATGTCCAAAGTAAAATAGTTGTTGAGATTTTGCACCACAAGATTTTTTATTTCACTGGTGGTGGCTACACTGTTGGCAGCTCTGATTACTTTAATGGTAGCACGCAGTGGTTCGGGTGCTTTGGCACCAAACAAGGGTTGGAATTCCACACTGTTCATGATCAAGGTATCAGAAATCATTTTGTAATCTTGCAAGCCACCATAGGTAGTAGTGAGATAATCGATGGTAGGCACTTCGGGTTCTGGCACAGTGCCGGTGGTGTCTGTGATATAGTTTTGATAGGCAATGTAATATTCATTGGTGACCACATATACATCAATGATATTGGTAGTGCCAGGATCTATCCTGTTGTTCAATGGACTGTTGTGTCGGTATTGGAAAAACAGACTTTGGCGTCCGGTGCGTGCGATATAGTCATTGGTCTGTTGCAGAGTTCTAACTCCTGTGATTAAATCTATAAACAATATATAAAACAATTCTGTTTCATAAGCATAGAAAACTTGACCAGCTGCGAACTCACCCTTGACCAATTCAATATCGTCCAAGGTAGCATACAAGCTGTTGACCAGGCCTGGTTCAATCAACACGTATCTCTGTAGATTATCAAAATCCACTATGCGTTGCAAGAACACCCAGGGACTGTTGATCGTAGCTGGATTTGGCACAGGTCCTACTATTTCTTCAAAAAAGTCTGGATTATCTGGCACACCATCGTTGTCTCGGTCTGCGTAGCTGACCAACACTTGATAATCATCCACAACACCATCACTCTGTATGGGTTGATCTATAATTTTTGTGATCACGTCTGAACCCAAAGGCAAGGACGAGTCCGGTCTGCTGTTGGTTTTGAGTATGTTGACAAAATCACTGATAGTGGTTCCGGTCCTGCTGTCGTAGACCTGTTGATCGGTAGAGAAGAAAAATCTTGTTTGGACCACGCTGCCAAAATAGTAATCAAGAGCACGATAGCTGGCGGTGTAAAAACTGCCATTGAACACAAATTCCACAAACCAGGAAGCATCCAAATTGGCACCCGAGGTGTCTCCGGCATGTGCTTGGCTCCATGGCGCATCGATGTTTAAATTTGTGCTGGTAATCAAATACCAAGTGCCCGATGTGCCGGTTATGGTTCCTAAGTTGTCAAATCCTATGCCAAAATTTCTTCTGAGTCTGATCTGTTCAGCCATGCTGGTTTCAAAACTCACAGGTAGATCCGTGACAAAGATAGGTATTACTTGGGTGGCTATCGCACCAGTTGGCACATAGTTGTTGATGGCCACTGGTCCTAGACCATCTATAACTTGCGTTCCCTCTAGATATACCTGTAAGGGACTGGCCCAGATAACTAGTTTTTCGTCGGCTCTGGTGGGTGTGCCTGCACGCAATCGGTTGTTGGCATCAAAGTAATAACCCACAGGCGGTACGAATTTGACCAGACTGCCCGGAACAATATACCGTGTGTTGTTACTGGTCGTAGGACCTATAGGCACAGCATTACCTAGGCTGTTTTTAAAATACCCTGTGCTGGTGTTGGCCAGGGTTGTGTTGAGATTCCAGGTCAGGTTCAATGACGTCAAACTGGAACGAGGAAACTTTGCATAATAAAACTGTTTTGATTGGCTCCGGGCCAACACAGGTTGCACCTGGTTCACAATCACATTGTCAATTTCGTTGTTGGAGACGGTGGTAAACTGAAATGTGGGCAAACTAAAATTTTCATACAAGGCTCCGTCACTGCTGAACGTGTTTGTGCTGCTGTATTTGCCGGTGTTGTCTACCAGATCTAGATATCTGCTAATTCCAATACTGGCGCGATTCACTGCTTTGCTTTTTAATATAGAATTGTATGCAGTGTAGGGGAAATTGTTGTAGTCTTCACCGTTGACCATGCGATTCTGTGTATAGTATCTGGCCGGTGCTCTGGCCTTGATCTCATCTATGGTTTCTCTGGGTTGTGCGTTGCTGACCGGTGTGGTAATGCCACAGGTAAAGGTTATGGTTTCTAATTGGCCAGTGCGACTCACGTAGCTGATAGGAATGGTCACTCCCTGCATTTCTTCAGGATTGATGATATATTGTAGACCATTGCTGGCACGAACATAACAACGGAAAGTCCCCACTGGTATGGCGCTGAATACACCGTCACCAAAGTTCAGTGTGATCTGATCATTGGTCCTGCTGGTAGTGCTGAAAAGTTTTCTTTGCCCAGGAGCAAGTTGCTCGGCCGCGGCACCATACACACTGGGCACAAATTCCCACTCGCTGGCTATGCTACCAACATTGTCCAGCTGATACAGCCAACGGTCTTCGTTGTTGACTCCTTCAATGTTGATGTCAACTGCACGATTGCTCACACGATCTGCAAGATTATAGTCTTGATTTTGTAGCACACCTTGTTTGAACAAAAAGAAATAGCCAGTGTTGGCACTGGCAAAACCCAGTTGATCATTGCGGAACAAAACGTTGAATATGCCATTGGGTTTGGGACTGGGTTCATACACAAAACTTTTGCCCACGGTACTGGCAGTAACTGCTTCAAAAGGCATGTTGATACCGTCCACGGTGGCTGTATACGGAACCACTGGCAAGTAACCAGGAACCAGATTGATGCTGTATTCTGCGGTGTCTATGCCTAGAATAGTGGTCCGTGCGCCTGGCACGCCAATACGTTGTGCATCGATCAGAGCCGCATTGATGATGGCTGTAAACTGCTCTTGCCAGCTGAAATTGGTGGGATCTGCCCAGTTGACTGTGACATTGGCCAAGTCAATGCCGTTGATGTCTGTGACGTTTTCTGTGGTTTGCACAGAAAATACTTTGAGATAACCTGATGCTGCTATGTTGCGTTTGGGTGTATAGCTGACCAAATTGGCCAGGCGAACCACGCTGTCCCTGCGCTCGGCACTGTCAATGTAGTTTTCTCTGGTGTTGAGATCGGTACGGAAAGCCAGACTTTGACCCATGAATGCCATGACATCAAGCAAGGCAATAAATTCACTGCTTTCAATGTAATCATTGAAGGTTTCTGGATAGTACAGGCGTAGATAGTCTACAAAACTTTTGCGTAGAGTTTCAAAATCATAGCTTTGGAAGTCAGCTTCTCTATAAGTCTGATAGATTCGCTTCCAATCTTCTACGCCAAATATCGCTGTTTGTCTTGTAGTCTTGGCCATAATAATCCTGTGTTCTTGTATTTATGGATTTCAAAAACGGCGTAGTTAAACGTAGCTGGCCCGACGTTGTTGCTGATCAAAAAATATGCTTAGTTGTTGAGCAGTGGTGCTGGGCACTATGGCCAACTGTATCTGTATCAAGATGCCATTTTCCTGCGGGAAAACCTCTATGTCACTGATCTGTATTCGGGGATCGTATCCGGCCACACGCTGTATTTCGCGTTCGATGGCCAAGGTAGTTTCGTTGGTCTGGCTTTCAAACAGATTGTCCCACAATGATGTGCCATATTGGGGACGGCCTGGCAATTGGCCTTGACGTATGTTGAGTCCATTGAGCAAATCACGCTTGACCAGATCGGCATCTAGCAGGGTGAATTTTTTAAACTGATCTTGTGTGTTAAACCCAATAAATGTTGGCATGATATGTTATTTAACTTCTTGAAGAACCTGGAGCAAAACGCAGAGTTCCATCCTCGTTGGTGGCTCCTGCAATAGTTACAGATACTGGTGATACATTGGCTATTGCAATAACATTGGCATATTCTATCACAGGAATTTTGGGATTACCTATTATGTCTGTGACTGCTTGATCTACTTCGTC